CGCTCTCCGTGCTCTGGGCGTAGAAGCGAAGGTGGTGCACGGAGTCGGCCATATTGACGGGGCCAGAATGCTTGCGGCGGCAGAAGCAGGTGACGTGCTCAATGCAGGCCTGTTGTCGCTACAGGCAGTGGCGGTCGCCCTGGGTGAAGCAGTTCCAGGCACTATGCTCATTGCCCCCCCACACGTGGCGACAATAGGGTGCACCCGAGGCACGTACTGGGCGCACCCGCCTTTCGAAGCCCTGGAGACGATTGACCCAGGCGGGCCTCTTCTGTCTACTCTAGCATGGGGCGTGGTGCCCCAGGGCCCTCACGCCCTAGAAGGGGTCGGTGACCCCTTCACGGGTGGGCACAGCCCGGACGGCATCAACATGCTGGGTCGGACTAGGTCATTTACGCGCCAAGGCGTAGTCATAGCCACGGGGGGGTCGGGTGCAAGACCGTTCCGCGAGTACCCCGGTGCGGTCCCGGCGGGGCCTGACCACGTGCGCGCCTTTTCCAAAGCGTCCGTGGTTATCTCGCATGGGGGCTGGGGGACGCACAAAACTGCGCTCTCCTGCGGTGCAGAACACATCTCGACGACGACGGAGCTCGACCGGCAGACGCGCCCAGAGGCCCTGGTAGATGCACGCTTCCCTGCCGCTTCCGAGAACATGCTGGCAGGCATGGCGCTTGACAGTGTGGACTCATTCCGATTGCTCTGGCACGGAGCGTCGGCATGCCCTGGCTTTGGGACCCGGGCAATCCTAGCCATCATCTCCGCGTCGCTGTGGCGTTGCGCGTGTGTGATGGCGCGGGTCGCCCGTGACCTGGGTTGGCTCTGTGCGAACGCGAACGGCGGCATGTTAGGCGGAACAAGTTCAGCGGCTGCCATACTCGTGGCCAATGCAGGCGTGCTCGCCTTGCTCTACGAGCCACGCCTCGTCGAAGTCGTGGCACTGCCTTTGTTCTTCAAGGGTTGCAACGCGGCAGCCGGCGCAGTGGTGGATGAGCTCGCAGCTCGCGCCCCCGGTGTTCGCACTGCTCAGTGGTGGTCCGTCTGGTTCGCGCGCTCGGGTGCAGCCAGGGCAGCCGCCATCGCGAGCCTCGCGGCCGGTTCTCCCTCCGGGTCGTACATCATAGTGAGACCGATCGATCATGGGCCGCCGGTTTTCTTCCACGTCGCGCTTGTCATCGACGCGGTCGAATATGGCGGCGATTATGACTCCCTCAACGGGATGCTGCGCCCCTACGCTAGACCTGCGCGCGTCGATGGCCCACAGATAGCCCTTCGCGTGCCTGACCTGGCTCGCGACGTCGTTATCGATGCGTTTCGGGAGCACTCAGGGGAATACGGTCCGAACCGCAACTGCGCGACAGCAGTGGTTGCCGCGTTAAACGCGGCCGTCCCGGATGAAGCAAGCAGTGCATTCACACTTGCGCACGCCGTGCAAGCATGGGCGGCAGTGGGAATCACGTCAGCGGGGCTTGCTGCTTCTTGTGCGCAATGGGCCGGTGCAGACCCGGCACTGACACGACAATATGCAGGCTGGGCTGCTGCTTTTGGCGCGTCTGACGTGACAATGACGGCCGCCGAGAAGGATGCCGCTTTCGCAGAGGTCGACAGCGGTTTCCCGCTCACGCCCCCGTTGTTGCTGGCAAACGAGGGCGACGACGGGGGGCCCACGTCTCGCGAGTTCACCAGGCTCGCCCGCATGGCGCTCCTAGGCGGTTTCACCCGGGAGCTACGCGACTTCATCGAAGGTTTGAAACCCGTCGCTGACCTCATTTACTGCGCGGACTGTGATGAGTGCCTCACGCGTCACAGGTGCGCGTGCTCAGCCCTGGGTTTCGCCGCCGCTAGCAATGTGCTTGAAGCCTTAACGACGCGCTACGGGTTCAGGCCGCGAGATGAGCGAGAGGCCTTGCGGGTCGCAGAATGGCACGCCGGGCATTTCGGGAGAGGCGGGGTGATAGCGCGCCTCAACACGCGAACATACGCGCCTTTCGCACTAGTCTACGGACCCACGATGGGACTAGTCTACATATTGGAGGATGATAACTTAATCGTCTGTCGCTCTGAAGGCCTGCCCAGGAGGCCTGGGCAGACGGTACCGCCTTCGCTGCTGATGCCGCGACCCTTCATCGTCGACTCTCCAGCATCAGAGGTGCCCGCGCCGCGACGTGACCGTATCGCCCGCTTCCTTAGGTCGCGCCCGCTGCTCGGCCGTCTAGCCTTCGCAGCATCAGCCGTAATGGGTTACATCGGCTTCTTTATCGAGTCGCTCGCCCTTTGGCTGCTTGCGATGCTCCCACTCGCTGCAGGGCGCGGTTATTTGCGTGGTCGTTACAAAGCGACGTGGGCGCCCCAAGCAGACATGAGGCCAGGCGCGGGTCACGACGGGGCACGCATAATTGGCCTCGGCGACCCTGTCCTTGGCCCGGTGCCGGACCCAAAGGAGCTCATGAGGGCGGTCCTCGAGGATCTCAGAAATAGGGCCCCCCCGACAATCGTCAGGGGTTCAATAGCTTTACACACGCGCAGGATGGCATTGCTGCCGCGGGAAACGACCTGGACTAAGCAGCGTGCAGAGCGATGGAAAGCGGTATTCGGTGTGCCTCAGGCGCTCGACTCCGCCACAACGCTAACCCCTGAGCGGGAAGCAGCTTCGATCGGGCGCTACGGCCTTGTGAGTCGGGAACTTGACGAGGCGAGTGACGCGATATCGCGCGCGCGCGTCGCAATGCAGCAGGCGTACCCGCACTTCTTCGAATCTGCACAGTTCACGACGGCGGAGCAGGTGCAAGGGACGATCGTGAAGAAGTATGGTGCCGGCGTCTGCATTGAAGGGTCACGCGTCAATGACCAGGCCCCCCTCCCATCATGGAGCCGTCGCCTCGCCGGAGGCGGCCCCATCAGGACGCGTAGGGATATGCAGAACGTGGGGTGGTTGAAGGCAATCGGCGACATGGCCCTCGACGACCTGCGCGCTGGGCGCGCAACGCACGCGGTGCACGGCACGTTCCCGAAGGCCTATCTCCTGGATGCCAACGTTCTTGAGAACGCGATGAAGATGCGCACCATAGTGCCGCTCTACCTCCTCGACTATTTCAAGCACATGATGATCGATCAGTCGCTCAACAAGCGTGCGAAACATCACTGGTTGTCTGTGCCCTACAAGATTGGCATGCCGCAAAACGGCACGGGTTACAATGCAGTTTTCTCGCAAGCCAGGGATTACGAGAGGCACGTAGAGTTCGACTTCACGCAGGCAGATGCTCATTTCGGTAGAGCAGTTTGCATGGCAGTCGCCGATGCCCGCGCGCATGCCTTTAGAGGGCACCCAGAGGCCGACCGACTGAGGGCTTGGTGCCGCGCCAACAAGGAGGCGCTGCAGGAAGGCGCGATATACAGCTATGCCACTGGGGAGCTCTACCCGAAGCGGCGAGGTTTTAGCACGGGCAGCACATCGGTATCGCTAGACAACAGCATGGCGGTCCTCATGACTCTTGTGGCAGGCATCGCCGCGGTGACCGACAAGGACGAGAAGACCGTGCTGGAGACCGTTCTGATCATCAACATGTCTGACGATGGGACGATGCACTGGAACAGCGCCGTGATCGAGATAGACACGAAAGCCCTCGGCGCCTACATAGCACGCGTTTTCGATCAGCACGTGCGCTTCTCAGAGGTCAGCGACACGTTGGAAGGGCTGACTTTCTGTAAGAAGACACTGCGAGATCCGTCTGCCTACGCTGACGACTGGGCTCTGCTGCCCGCCATGGTCGTGCCGGAGTTCGCCGTCGTGCACGACGCAGCCAGCATCGCGCTCCGCCAGACCGCTGTGCTCCGGGGGACAGCGCCGCGAGATCTTTACGAGCGCCTCCTCGGGCACATGCTGCTGACCTCGCACCTACACGACCTCTACCTTGCTCTAGCCTCCGACGGGCGGGCTCTACAATCCGTTATACGGAAGGGGTCGGGCGGGGCGTCTTATCTCAAGAGACGTCCGATGCCGACGTATACGCGCGTGCTCGAACTCCATTACAGGTCGCTGCCGGCTCACACGTACGCAAGCATGCCGTCCGCGTGGTCGACGTACCTTCTGACCGAGGCGGCGGTGGTTAAGAGCATGCGTGATGTGCGCGATGCTTTGCACGATATCGGTGTGGCAGCGCTGCAGGGTGAGCGACCGGGACTGGGCAGGGTACGTCCACAGGAAACATACACTTTCCCGATGGAGCAATTTGCCTGGTTTGCGATGGGGAGGCCTACTGACGTCAGGGCCATCACCTCGGTGCTCCAAGCGGGGCCATTCGGGCTCTTGACCGACATAGAAGGCTACGTCAGGAGGGGGCCCGACGTCTCACCCGGGGCCGAAGCAGTCGCCATAGCGCGCTGCCAATGGGCGCTCGTGCTTCTCTCTCTCACGATCTATGGATTCAACCAGTTCAAGTACTACCCCGTGCTCCGCCTCGTGCACATGACGTACCGGCTCTTCTATCAGGACGCCGTGTTGTTGTACGGCGCTCTCAGCGGCGTCGTCTGGGCCGGCACTGGCGAACCTTCACTGGCGATCGCCTCGCTGTCACCAAGAGACGTGAACATGCCGTTCAAGCGGCTCGTGTATCTCCTTGTCGACATCATCCCGGACGATGTGTTGGTGCCACTCGTGCCGCATCACGCCCTGCGCGCCTGCGGCGCACTGATCGAGAGGCTAGCGTTGATGGCGGTGACAGCAACCTTCATCGAGGCCCCTGGGACCTTCCAGGGTGGCGCCATGCAGAACGACGTGTGGGCGACGACATGGGAAGACCGTATACTGCCTTCTTTGCGCAATTACTCAGGGTGCCTCGTGACTGCCCCGACGGGGACAGGCAAGTCCAGGGCGCTACCAAGACTCGCGATGAGGTGCTATGCCCGCGTAATCATGGTAGTGCCCCGCAGGGCGTTGGCCGCCGAGCAAACCCAGGCGGTGTGGGTCAAAC